GAAGCACTATTACCTGGTTCTGTGCCACAGTTTAAAAGAATAGCACAAGCAGCATTGTTTGGTGAAGATCCAAAGACGGGTAGAGATTTAGATTTATCTGGTGAGATAGGCGGCTTCTTTGGATTTAGAAATATTAAAATGGACATACCACAATCCATGGATTTTAAAATTACAGCATACAACACCAACCTTAGAAACTCACGAGGTCTGCTACCAAGACCAGCAGGTAATGTTAAATCAAAAGATATTATAGATGGTTTTATAGCAGGTAACAGAGCTAGATTTAAGGCACAACAAGAGATGGCTCAAGATATTGAAGCTATGAAATCTCTTGGTTATGATGACAGAGAGATAGCAGAAATATTTGAACTACGTAATTTAAAAAGAGATTACAATGATTTGATTGATGGTGTATATAAACCTTTTAACGTGCCAAAAGGATTAGAGGAAGCATATATTAGAAACGCAGAAGAGAATGATTATGATAATCCTTTTGATCCAGACACAGCATTTACAATAGGAGATATATTTAACGAACTCAGAAGTTTAGATTTAGATGATGAGTTTCCTGACTTTCAACAAGATCTAGCATTACCAGAACCACAAATGGCAGCGATGCCACAAACACCACAACCTGTGGTGCCTCCAAGACAACAACAAGTGATACCACAAACAGGGTTGACACAAACAGAGACAGCTTTATTATCACCCGAAGAACAAATTATAAGACAAAGGACTAGAACTTAATGGCTATCGAACCTAAAACTACTAGAGAACACATTGTATCCCTGTACGGACACGTTAAAGGGGTTAAAAAAGATATTGCTCACATGCATAATGGTATTCATAAATTGGGTGGCAAGGTAGACAAAATCTACTGGGTTCTTTTGGCTGCGGTGGGGTCCGTGGCAATACTTCTATTAGAAAGATTTATAACTTAGTCTTCACTATCATCGTGCCAACGTTCGTTGATCCTGTCAGCCATCCAAAAAGCAATAGGTATACACAATAAAAAAGTTATTTCTGCAGCTCTAAGCACACTTACATCCCAAAGCTTGTATACAATGTGATGAATTCCTATTGGTGCAAAAGCACCTACACATAATAATATAGCCATTCTCATATAATAAGGATATTTCATATCCAAGACTTTAACTCTTCTCCCATTACTTTGGAAGCTATATTTATCTTCTTACGTAAAGACTTTACAATTTTTGTATCTACAGTTTCTTCTGCTATAATATCTACATATGTCACTGTTTTCTTTTGCCCTATTCTGTGTGCTCTGTCTTCTGATTGCATTCTTTTTTCAAGATCATATCCGTTAGAGTAATATATAACCGTATTTGCTTGTGTTAGAGTAATACCATAACCACCTGTTGCTGGTGTGCCCACAAAGAATCTTACCTTATCATTCTTTTTAAAATTACGTATAGCATAGTCTCGTTCTTCAGGTAGCGTCTTGCCATAATAATGGACCACGGAACCCGGACCATACTTGTCCTCTAATAATTTAAATATGTTTTTAACATCGTGTTGATAGTGAGCCCATATAATTGCTTTGCCTTCTACTTCCTCCAACACATCTAACAATTCTGCTAGTCTGTTGTTTTTAACTTCTTGTATTGTGCCATCATCTGCAGAGAAGTGGCCACATGTTATTTGATGTAGACGCATAAGTTGTGTAAGAGCTGTCATTGTTGTTACAGTTTTACCATTTAACGTGGCTAAAGCTTCTTGTCTCATTTGTTTGTATAATCTTTTTTGTTCGTCTGTAAGTTGTATCTCTCTTTTCATATAAACCTTGTCTGGTAAATCTAAACAATCTTCTTTTAAAACTCTGTATGAAAAAGGCATTAATTTATCTGACAGTTCGCTTAAATTTCTAAAACCAGCTACAAGTTGTATTGATCTACCTGCAATGTGCGCAGTTTTCATCACTGCATATCTCATTCTAAAAGAATAATAAGATTCATGACCAAGATGAAAAGGATCTAAAAAATAACACTGTGTATATAAATCTAAAGGATTTTTTGTTACAGGTGATCCTGTCATAATTCTTCTGTATTTACAAAGATCTGCTAAATCTATTATGTTTCTAGTTCTTTTTGCTTTTGGATTTTTTATAGTTGTAGATTCATCAATAGCCATCAAAGATTTGTGTGAACGTAAAAATTTTTTAGCAAAGTTTAAACCTTTTTCTGTACTAAAAGCTTCAACATTCATTATAAGTATGTGAAGCTCATGGCCCGTTTTGAACAGTTTATCTAACTTATCTTGTTGTTTTTTATTAATATTTGCTTGCCACAATATGGTCACATTCTCTATGTGATCTGGTAAATGTGCTGGCAACTCTTGGTTGTACCACGTGCCTACTACACCTTTTGGTGCAACTATTAAAGCACCATCTACTTTACCTTTATCATAAAGCATTGCTAAATTATCTATTAGGACTTTTGTTTTGCCAGTCCCCATTTCCATAAAATATGCAAACGTATCTCTGTTCCAAGATTTTTCTAAAGCAGTTAACTGATGTGCATACGGCTTCTTTTTAAATTTATACTTCATCTTTCTATTGACTTGTATATAGGATTCTGCTAGAAAGTCAACATGAAAGAAAAAGAAAGTATGGATTATAGAGATATAAAAATATCTAAACCTACTGTTTATGTTGTGCAAGAAATTGCAGGCACAAGAGAAGGCCGTCCCAAATTTAATATTATGGGTGCAGCAGAATACGGTAAGTTAAAATTTTTATTAGATGAAAGATCACAAATGATTTTCTCACCGGGTCCATTGATTTTCAAATTAAAAAATTTATTGAAAGACTTTAAACCAACAGACTACTTGTTATTAACAGGAGATCCTGCTATAATAGGTGTTGTCTGCAGTTTAGTGTCTGACACAACAAATGGCAGATACAATCTCTTGAAATGGGATAGACAAGAAAAAAGATATTATCCAATAGAGATTGATTTGTACGGAACAGGAGCAAAGAATGACGATTGATTTTGAGAAAGATCAGGAACAAGTATTGGATAAGACAACCAATATAAATAAACTTGCAGATAAAATTAAAGAACTGCAGGCACAACAAGAACAACTGCAACAACAAGAAGATGCAGTAAAACAAAAGAAAAAAGATATAGAGCATTTATCGGGTGAAGTTATACCAACTATGTTATCTGAAATGGGTCTATCATTTCTAAAACTACAGGACGGATCTTCTGTAGAAGTTAAAACAAATTACAGCGCC